AGTAAAGGGAGTGAACTGTTTCTTGTAGGAAACAAATGCTTCATTGTCAGTAGAGTTAGCAATGTTTAAAATGTTAGCACCATTGAAATCCACAAAGAAATCATACTCCATAGAGGAGTTGTTTTGGAATGCCCTCTTGCGGTGAATGCGGTTGAAGTCACCAATAGTATCCTTACCTGTCTGGGCATAAGGAATAAGTTGTTCATTGTTAACTTCTGGAGTGCCAGATAACTTTGCAGTAGTTAAAGTCCAGGTATCAACTTCGGATGGGTTATCTTTTTTTGTACTATCAGTCTCAACTAAAAGTGTAACTGCAAGACCTTGCCCTGCTTGTACAGAAACTGTACCATCTGCATTTATGCCAATATTACTAGTGCCTTCAATTTCCCATCTATTTGTGCTTGATCTTTTATATATAACAGTAGAATCATTTACACTAGATGTTTTAGTTCCCACGGCGGGATTATAATAAACATTAGTTCCAGCAACTGCTCCGCTGTCCCCTTTGTCTTGACCAATTAAAATGTAGTTTCCATTAGTAACAGATGAGGAGTCCGTTGAACTTCCTGCCGCTAGACCACTAATAGTCAAAGAAATAATATCACGGGCTTCTGAGCTAACTAGATACCTAGGCCATACTGGACTTTGGTCAAACGCCTGTTGGAACCTACGGTTGATAAAATCCGATACCTGTGTGTCCTCCGTTCCGCTACCTGGAAGTTCGCCACCAGTGCCTATCATTGAAGTGATTAATCTAAATAAATCCTTGTAGGTTCTGGTCTGCATTATATTTTATTTGGGGTAAGTTCAGGAAACTTCTTATTGTAATACTTTAAAAATTCTTTAGAATGCACAGTCTCTTGACCGTACTTCTGGACCAGTCGGAAGTATTCACGATGAGGAATAGTTGCAACTGGTTTGCCAAGAACTGGGTGGACTGTCCCCTTGAGTGCTTGGGCTTCTTTGGCTGCTTGAGCAACCCGTTGTTTTTCCGTCTTCTTCTCAAGGTTGAAGCCGTTGGTTATCTCCTTCATAAAGGCGCGATCAATCTCGCCATCGGAGTACTTCTTTAAATTAGGAACAATGATATCCATATTAAAAAAGGCGGGGGGCTTGCGCCCCCCAACCAGATCTTAATTAGTTAGAGAAACCCTGACCAGCTGTTGGGTAGTATTCCACTAGGAAGCGAAATTTACCTTTTGCTGCGTCACCGAGTCCGCTGCCTGTACCATTTGATGTTACACTAAGAGCAGTAACCAAGTGGTTACCAGCTTGTGTAATAGCACCATTGTTGGCAAAGATTTTGCCGAGGCTGCTGCTGTCGCTGAATACATCAACTTCAACAACCATGCCGTTAGCATCGCCATCATCACCAACAGCTAGTGTAGCATCAGTGATAGCGGATCCGCCATCTGTAACTGCTGCTGTGACTAACTCGTCAACAATGATTGCACACTTACCAACTGTACCAGCCAACGCACCGCCTGCAACATTGAATGCAAGGGCTTGCGCGCCAGTGGAAGCTGAGAATGCAGAAGCTTCTACTGTAGCTTCGTGGGTGTATCCAAGACTTAATGTTTGGATGTCACCGATTTTTTTAAGGTCAATAGCCATTATGTTATATCTCCTTTAGTTAGGGGTTAGGTTACGTCTTGGATGACACCGTGTGCGCCTGGGTGGTACACTCCTAGAGTCAATGCACAGTCAACGAATCCACGCTCACCGCCGCCAAGATTTGGAAGGCGAGTTGATCCCATTGGGATAAGCTCGTGAATACCGTAGTATTCTGGGTTTACGATGTAACCAGAACCAGTAGCTGTGTTACCGCCAAAGCTTGGCGCGCAGTCAGGATTTTGGTTAACAATGGAGACAACACCATGATCGGACTCATAGAGGTCAACAGATAGCTTAATTGAACCACTGTTGCCGTCGTAGTTCACTGTGCGAACATTGTCCGTAGCAGAAGAACTTGTGCGAGCGAAGTCAGCAATAACTTGGCGTAGGCCAGTGTCAGCAACAAGCATAAGATTGTTAGCTGAACCAGTTACACGGAAGATAGAGCTGATGATGCCGTTAAGGGCTGATTCGCCGAATGCAGTTGTATTAGCTTCAGCTGTTGTGTAGATGCTGTCAGCAGGTGTGCGGAATGCAGCAGGTACATCAGCAGGTCCAGCAGAATCAAGCCAGTCGCCAAGTCCACGAAGTGCGTTGGCTGTGCCTGCACCGTTTTCTGTAGCTGAGTCCTGAGTTCCAGCAATAGTTGCTTCAACGTCCCGTTTTAGTTCACGGATAGCTTTGGCTTCAGCCTGAGCGATCTTAGCGGGACCAACAGAATCGACAGCTTCTTGCATATCGGAAACCATGTAGTCACGGCGGAACTTTTGAACACGATTGCCGAGGCGAGCGCGGCCAGCGAATTGATCAGTGAATGCAGTAACATCAGCACCTTCAGAGATACCAGCAGTGCTGGGAGCAGAAAGGCTGTCAACGGTCCACTCAACATTAGTTGCAGTAGCACGTTCTTTGTTAGCAGACGAAAGGATAGGAGTTTCTTCTGGAGCGAGGATAGTCAAGACATCAGTCAAGTCTTCGCGGTTAGAAACGCCCGATCCTGTATTAGTAGTATCGAATGTATTTGAGAATGACATTGTATTTAATGATTAATTATTTATGAGTTAAGTTAACGGCGTGAAGCCATTTGTAGTTTTCTAAGTGCAGCGAAATCACGAGCGTTACCCGATTGATGGAATTGACTTTGCAAGTCCTTGATGGCCTTAGCAGTTCTTGACTGTGACTTATCCGATTTAGCGGAGCCAGTTGGCCCAGTTCTAGGAGGATTCATAGTCATACCTGATTTGCCCTGAGGCACCGTCTTGCGGCCATAGATGCTATTAGCAGCATGGGCAAAGAAGTAATCAAGTTGACCAGATATTTCAGGTGTCTCCCTCTTAACAATCTCCTTCAGTTTTTTAAACCTTGGATCAGATATTGTGGATTCGTATTGTCTCCTCGTATCATTGTCATCGCCACTTAGCCAAGATAGTTCATCCTTTGCCCGTTTATCAAATGCGGCTTCAAGTTGAGTCCCTTGCATTTGGGCTTCTACTTTACGCAGTTGGTCAGGTAAGAATGTCTTACTTGCCTTTCTGGCTTGGAGTAGTGATCGTCTAACATCGGCCTTGGTTAACTCGCTTCCTTGTAATTCTGTTATTACATCGTCAGCGGCGTAGCCATCACTCTCAAATAATAAGTCCTCAGCCCATTCGATAATATTATCAACCTCCGCAGATTTGCTCTGCAACTGCTCGACTGTTTCCAGTGAACTAAAAGGGTTGTTGTCTATTTTCTTTTGGGACTCAAGAGGGTTCTTCTTATCCTTGAGTTCTGCCTCAAGTACTGCTAATCGCTCCTCTGCCGCTTTGCGTTTTGCCGTCAAAGCACCAAATCTAGCAACAGCCTTACTGCCTAGCTTTTCGGATAACTCCTGTAATTCCTCCTCGGACATGGTGTCCAAGTCAATCTGTGAAAGAACATCCTCGGAATCTAAATCAACCTCTGAGTTCTCTTCTTCAGCTTCCTGAGTTTCCTCAACAGCCTCTTCTGAGTTCTCTTCAACTGATTCATCAGCAACTGGATTGGATTCTTCCTCAGCCTTTGGCTCAGGTGTCATCTCGCCCAATCGACGATTTGCAAGATCCGTTACGGATATATTAGTATTTGCCACTGGTTTTGTGTCTGCCCCAGAGTCAGCAGTTGTGATTTCATCTGTCATAATAGCCACTCATTTACGCCGAGAGATTGCGATGTTTGGATTATAGCACAGGTGGTTACATCCTGTCCTTAAAAGTTGCTTGAAGTTTCTCCCAATCGCACATTTGCAGTACCTGGTCATAAGTAATTATGCGACCCGATATCTGTTGTATCCTGTCCGATGGAGCTTCGTGTAACTCCGAAATTGTTTCCTCCCTGAGGGAGTGAATTAAATCGATGAATCTAGCAAAGGATTCGTAGTTCTGAAGGGACTTTATGTCTTCTTGAATATTCATTTATCTTGCCGCTGAACGCATCACGTCAACCATCCTGGGACCTCTGGACTTTACCTGTTTGTACCAATTGCTATCAACCATCTCGTCGGCTGCAACATTGTAGTCATTATTCATGAGACCTTTTTTCATCTCCACAAATTTATTTAACTTGGTTAGACCCAGGTTGAAAGCCATATCCACTAGCGCCATCTTAACGGCTTCTGGTCTCTTGGCAAAGTTGGGATCATAGGACTGAACATCGTTAAATGCCTGAGTAAGGCTGTGGTTGTAAAGGGTCTTTGTTTCCCTGTCGGTTAACTTTCTTCCGCCAAGTAACTCATTGATATCGATACCCGACTCCTTGAGAAACTTTTTATTGCCAGCATCTTCAAGATTGAAGCCAATACCTATATGTGGTATTCCCTTGCTGTCCTTGTAAACCTGAGGCACATTGCCCTCATTAAGGGAAAGCATATCATAGTAACTCTGTGAACGCTGATCACGAACTCGCTGTAAGGCAAATTGTGAGGGTGTCTTGTTCTCAATCATTCTGCAAGTATTGGTTAATAAAGCAATACTACATATTTTGAGTATTAACATCGCCCATCTGTGCAGGGGCTGTTCCAACTCTACCAATCTGAGCGTTCTGGGCTTGTTGCATTTGGAATGTATATTGTCCAATGTATTTCTGTAATCTTGCAGAGAAGGCTTCATCAGCAGCTGCACGTTGTGCAATGTCTGGCTGCTGCGCGTATTCCTGTATAACTTGCATTGCAATCTGCGCTCCTGCTGGTCTAGCTGGCATTTCAATACCAGCAAATATTTTAGCCAAGTCATCTGTAACCTGCTTGACCACTTCTTCTTGAGCGCTTTCTACTGGTTGAAGAATGGCATCCGCCATGACGGGGTCAACTGCGCTGGCCGCAATGTCCAGGAAGTTATCCATGCTCATTCTGTTATTAGTATTGAACTGCGTCAGTTCAGCGAACTGCTTGAGCTTTGCCTGAACATTTTCTGGGTCCGCATTAAGGACATCGAAGTTAATTAATATGTCAAAGTTCTCTTCGGGGTTACCCTTGTTGAACACCTGTGCGTCAGGGATGCCAGTTACTCGGAAGAATATTTCATCAGGGCCGAATCGCTGGAAGCACTTGAATGACATCCTAAGAACCTCGGCTGTATGGCTAAGGAACTTGTCCACAAGAAACTGCTGTCGAACTGTGCTAATCTGTGATTTTTCATCTAGACCCACAAGTCGATCCGCAAGATCCGTTAGGGTGGTTTCCATTTCCAGGGAACCTTGATTGTATGCAGGAGTTGGAGCGAAGTCCAGATCACCCTTACGGCGATATGGAATCATTCGACCTGGTCCCCAATCCGTAGGTGCCTGTCCTACTGGGTGAAGAATCGGGGGTAGGGTAGCGAGGCTATTGCGATCAATCCTGGAATCCTTCTCTACCTTTACCTGGTTCTGTATACCACGGAGAATGTCGGGGATAGTCTGTGTATCATATAGGCGTTTAGTATCCTCAGCTAGCCGAGTTACCACAACTGGGTAGTCCTCGTATCCGTTCAGTAATTCAAACTTAGCGTAACCAGGGACAATCTCGTTTCCGCTGAACTCCTTGTGAAATACTGTGCAGTAAATTCCTTCGGATCCATCCTCTTCGTCAATCAGTCTCTGGTATCCGTAAACTATTTCAATAAGTTCGTCCGCTTCGTATGCATTATCCGTAAGACTTATGCTACGTCTACCCTCCTGTTCGCGCTCAATGCTATCGATATTGACGCCCCTGTATTTGGATATAATGTAATCAACGAAGTCCTCATCCCATCCATCAGTAGATACTTTTGTTTGTAACTCCTGTGCTGTGTAGTAAGTCTTCCAGAAGCAATAAGGCGCTCGCTGCGGATCGGTAACATATGGAGGAAAAAAGAAGTCGCCGTCGGGTGCCAGTGTTTTAACTTCGGGAGAATTCACTTGCCGCTTTACAATCGGTAGTTCAGTAACCCCGTTCTTTCTCAGTTCTTTCAGTGCCTTCTTAGCTCTTTTCTCTGTTACTCCATCAAATGTGTTTTGAAGGAGGAGTATTAACTCCTCGTCCGAATCCCCTGACTGTATGGCCATTGCGGCCTCAGGGCTTATTTCTGCAATCTGATTCAGGTCAATTAGCTGTTTAAAAGTTCTGTCCTCCCTGTGCCATCCAACGTATGTTATTAATATACCGCGCTCCAGCATATAGTTAGCTCCTAGCTCCATCTCTCTGTAAAAGCGAGGGATGTATCCTGAACTAACCATCCACTTAAGGAAACCTGAGACTAATTTACTTCGTGCTATGTCGCCGCTTTCTACGGGGAAGGCTCGTACGTTGGCCCTACGCAGTGAGGACATGAACAATGCCACTAGTCGAGTAATGCGCTCATCTATGATGTGGCACTCAATGTCAGATGCTCCCTCCCAGGGAAATGCATCGGATCCGTGCTTTCGGTGATCCCTGGACTTACCTGGCCAGAAGTTTCTTCGTTCGTCGTAAGACGTTCTGCATAAGTCAAAATATGCCTCAAGCTCAGTGACCGTTTGGTCGTATGCTAAGTTCAGTGCCTTTACGTCGGGTTCATCCGACAGGTAGGTTAATGCTTCAGAAATATTGTTACTTATCATTAAGTCGTTCTTTTAGGGATTGTAATAGTCTCCACCATTGCGTTTTAGAGACGCCTATTTTATCATACAGGTCTTCGTGGGACATAGGAACCTTGGTCTCGTGCTTGACGTAGCGTTTGAGTATCTCAAATGACGCCAGTCTATCGGAGTTCTCCCTGCACCACTTTTGGTCCAAAGTGTTATCAACTTTGCTTTTTTTTGACATACCGATAGCTTGTACCCTTTATATCCTCAATGGCCTCAAA